CGTAGCGAGAGATAAAAAAGCGGCAGCTCATCGACAAATGCCGCAAGAGCTGCCGNTTTTTTATCTCNCGCTACGTCCGCATTCAGAACAAGGACGCGGTCACNACCGGGGGNAGTGTCGTCATCCCCTTCACCATGTGGCCGGCGCAGATCGAGACGTTGNGGGCGTTTCTCACCAAGCGCCTTGTGATCGTCTTGAAAGCCCGCCAGCTTGGGCTTTCCTGGCTTGCCCTGGCGTATGCTGCTTGGCGACTGCTTTTCTTCCCGGGCTTCAGCGTGATCCTCATCTCCAAGCGTGAGGAGGACACCAAGGAGCTCGTCCAGCGCCTCGCTTTTATCTTCGAAAAGCTGCCTCGCTGGATGGTTCGGAGCCGGGAAGAGGCGTCGGCGATCCGAAAGCAAACGGGCGTGCCCTACGACGACATGCCCTGGCCGATTTATGAGGCTACGACGCTTTCGGTGACGGTGTATCACCCGAACGCGCAGCCGTCCACCTTCATTGGCATGACCGCATCGCCGGCGTCCGGCCGGACGTTTACGGCGAACCTCGTGATTCTTGACGAGTGGGCGTATCATCAATGGGCCGAGGATATTTGGGACTCCGTTTATCCGACGGTGAACCGACCTGATGGCGGTCAGGTGATCGGTATCAGCACTGCCGACATGGGGACGCTTTTTGAAGAGATTTGGAACGCCGCTGTTGCCGGCGAAAACGACTTTTATCCGATCTTCCTCCCGTGGCACGCCGACCCGCGGCGAACCAGGGAGTGGTACGAGCAGACCAAGCGCAACATGCCCAACACCTACCGAAGGGAGTACCCGGCCACGCCGGAGGAGGCGTTCACGGCCGGCTCCGGTGCCTTCTTCCCCGAGTGGGACNATGACGTCCANGTGATCGACGAGCCTGGTTGGTATCCTCCGAAAGACTGGCGCATCGTGGCCGCATACGATCCAGGCTACAGCAGCCGTGCCTGCTTCAAGTGGTACGCTATCGCACCCGATGGCAGCGCCGTGTGCTACCGCGAGTACTATCCAACGCAGGTCACAGACGAGGAGCAGGCCAGGACGATCATCCGCATGAGCCGGGACCCCGAAGGGTTCCCCGAAAAGATCAGCTACATCGTCGCCGGTCACGACTGCTGGACGCCGAACAAACAGACAGGAGAAAGTACGTTCGAAGTGTTCTCCAGGATCGGCCGGGAGGAAGGCTTCCCGCTGAACATGATCAAAGCGCAGACCGACCTTGCCAACGGGTGGAGGAGACTTCACTCCTGGCTCAAGCCCTTCGACGACCCGGTGACGGGCGAGCGAAGGGCTTTGCTGCGTTTTACGCCGGCATGCGCCAACACGATCAGGACGTACCCCGCTCTCAAACAGAGCAAGACCAACCCCGAAGACTTGGCGTCCGGCCAGGAGGACCACCCGCAGGACTGCGACCGCTACTTCGTCATGAGCCGGCCGCGACCCGGCATCGACGAACAGGAACAAGAGCGCAGAAGGGTGCGTCGTGAGCGCAGGATCAGGCCGGTTGTGAGTGAGGTAACAGGCTACTAGGAGGCCGGAACATGGCTCTCGTGTTGCTCAGGCAGGAACGCAGGTCGCCAAAGGAACGCGCCGCGGAGCTCATCAACCGTTTCAACTACGCGGACAACTTCCGCAAGCAGTATGAGCGCCGCGCCATTGAAAACTACAAGATTTACGTCGGCTACCGACCGCCTTTGCCAGAGGATGCCAAAGGCCGATCAAACCTTCACATCCCTCTCGCCTACGAGATGATAGACACCTTGCGGAGCCGCATCCACCAGGCTTTCGTAAGGACGAGGCCCTACGTCGATTTTGTGCCCATTCCATCGGCCCAGCAGCTTTCTTGGTGGACCAACCCTGCCTACGTCGAGTTTGCCGAGAAGCAGGCGAAGCTGGCGGCCGCCCTCGTCGATACCCAGCTTGAGAAGAACNACTGGGAGGCGGTCTTTTACGACTACCTGACCAGCCTGCTCATTTTCCCGGCCGCCATTCTGGCCGTAGGCTGGCGATACGAGCAAAAAAGAGTCCGCCGCCGGGTGCCTGTCACGACCGGCTTGCAATGGGACCCCTTCGGCAACATCATCCCACGCATCGAAATGCAGGTGATCGAGCAGCTCGAAACGGCATGGGATGACAACGAGATCATCAACGTGGACTTCTTCGACTTTTGGATCGACCCCAAGGCGACGGACATCGACAATGCCCGCTTTGTCTATCAGCGGGAGATCGTCACCCGGGGCCAGATCGAAGATTTGATGGTGACGCTTTCGGAAAGCCAAAGCGGGGATGTCTTTCAACTCGACTGGGAGGCGCTGAAAGACAAGGGCGCTGAATGGGCGCACGAAGGACGTTTCGAGAGACTGTCCGAGGTGGGCGTCTCCATCTCGTCGGACGACGGAGATTGGCCCGAGGGAGTCCGCAGAGGCGAGCTGTTTGAGCTACTCCACTACTGGGAAGATGACCGCCACGCAATCTTAGTCAACCGTGACCAGCTACTCTTCGACGGAATGAACCCCTACTGGCGGCACTCCAAGAAACCGTTTGTGTTCCAGTCTTGGGAGCCGCTTCCCAACGAGCCCTACGGCCTTTCTGCTATGGACATCATTCGGCATCTGAATGAGGAGCTCAACACCAACCGCAACCAGCGCATCGATAACGTGAGTCTTGTTCTGAACCGTATGTGGCTCGTTCGAAAAAATGCCGACATCGACGAATCGGAGCTTGTGAGCCGTCCTCACGGCATCGTCCGTGTCGACGACATTCACAACGACATCCGAGAACTCTCCATGTCGGACGTGACGGCCAGCACCTACAACGACGAGGCGATCATCCGCAGGGACGCAGAGAACGCTCTTGGGACGCCGGCGCTGGTACGTGGAGCCACCGACGCCACCCGACAGACGGCGACCGAAGCGACGATCAAGAACGCCTCGGCCGGCATTCGGTTCGACACCAAGATCGTCCTGTTTGACACCCTGGGACTAAAACGCATGGCCGAGCTCATGGACCTGAATAATCAGCAGTTTGTGACCACGCCTCGCGCCGTAAAGGTGTTCAGCCACGATGAGGTTATGTCGTGGAAACTCGTACAGCCCAATGAGATCATCGGAGAACACGAGTACAGGCCCGGATCGAGCGCTGTCGACCCGGCAACGAACAAAGAGGTGCGCCGGGCGCAGCTTACGCAGGCTCTTGAGGTCATCCTCAAGACGCAAATCCCGTTCGTGGACCTGTACGAGCTTGTCAAGGCGTGGCTCGAGACCTTCGACATCCGGAGTCCGGAGCGGATTTTGATTCCGCGCGAGGTGTTCGAGCAACAGCAGCTTCTTGCCCAGCTTGCTCAAGGCGGTCCCGCGGCGCTGGGACAAGCCCTCGCTCTAGGACAACTTGTTCCCCAAGCGCCCGCGCAGCCGCCGCCTCTTTCAATGAACCCTATCCAACAGCTTTTAGGCGCGAGAGGCATCGCGTCGTAAGGTGGTGAGGCAAGCCTGCTGCATGACCTCACATCCAGCGAAATCACGGCGCTGGCGACCCTTCGAGAGAGCATCGAGTGGGACACCGTAGAGGCCGTGATTCAAAAGCAAATCCGTCGTATCGAAGGCCAGCTCGCAGAGACGGCCTTCACCAGCCTCGCTGACGTGACCAGGCTTCAAGGCGAGAGGCGTTCGCTAGTCTGGTTCCTCAGGCTGGTGGAAAGGGCGCACCAACACCAACTTAAGGAGTGACAGAATGGCTGTTGAGGGACTCTATGGCAACTCCGAGGATTTCATCGAAAACGACAACCTGGAGCCTTCCCCCGACAACTCCGAACAGGAGCCGGGACAAGAAGGCGATGATAGCCTCGGAGCCGGCCCCGAACAACAGGGAGAACCGGAGGAAAGCCAAGCCGAACAGCCCGAGAACAAACCCGGCGATCAGCCTCAAGAGCTGATCCTCGGCAAGTTCAAGAGCTACGAGGACTTGGCAGAGGCGTACAAAAACCTGGAGCGACGCCTCGGTCAGCAGTCACAACAGAATAACCTGCAAATGGCGCAGCTTCTCCAAGCGATGATGGGGGGCGTTCAACCGCCGGGAACGGTTCCTGGTGTCCAGCAGGCTCCGTATCCAGCGCAGGGGACATGGTGGGGATCCAATCCCTACATGCCACAGGACCAGGGCGTTCCCTGGATGGCTCCCGGGACGACGGCTCCCGGCGTCGCGTGGATGCCTCCCGGCGTGACCACGCCGCAACCTCAACCGTCCACCCCGCAAAGCTCTCAAGCCGCTGACGAGGAAGTGGACCCCAACAAGTGGCTTGACGAGTTTTACGAAAAAGGCCCTAAGGCCATTGACGCGAGGGTTGAGGCGAAGGCGCGCAAGATCGTCGAGGAGATGCTGAACCAAGCTTCCCAGCAGTACATTGCGCCGCTGGCGCAGTCCATGCACGTCATTCTCGGTTTTGTCCAAAGCGAAGCCACTCGGCGCGCCTTCGCTCAAATGGCGCAGGAAGCCGCCAAAGGAAAGGACGACTTCAACGATCTTCGCCAAGAGATGGAG